CAGGCGTAGTAACTCTGCGGTGCGGAGTTTATCCCCCCGAGACGACCGGAACGTCGCATTGATCAATACTCGGATATCGTTTTCTGCCGATGCAGAAATGGCTTCGAGATATTTATCGAACAGGCTCTCTGCCGCTTTCATCTCAATATTGAACGTCATCCGGTCAGCGAAGGTGCGCTGGACTTTATATCGGCCATCGTAGCTGTATAGCGTGATATTCCCCTTATCGCCGCCCAGGCTTGCGCCGTATTTTTCACCCGCGATTTTGATCAGCTCACGAATATCGTCGAGCGCCAGGCGTTTGAATTTCGTCAGCGACATACTTAATTCACGAGCCTGCTGAGCGAGAGTTTTCACAGACTGGTCGACGATCTTATCGATGTCTTTAACGTTTTTTTCACGCACCAGGTCGCCCCGGCTGTTTTGCATATACCCTTCAGGGATAGTGTTAGTACTCATTGATACGCTCCATAAGGTCGTTTCGGTCGATATATTCGATGATCTGTAACGCGACAGCCGCAACCTGTACGGCTTCTTTTCGCAACCCGTAGCACTTCTCTCCACCGAACTGAAAGTGCAATATGGCTTCCGCCAGCTCACCGGTTTCTTCAGTCAGAATCAGGTTCCAGATACTTAAATCCTGATCCCGATCGGCACCCCATTTTTTATCCTGGTCAGCCATCTCCTGGATAACAGACTGAAGTGCCACAGATGCAAGATGCGGTATCTTCGGCTCAGTCTTGCTGGTCATCACTGCGCTCCTTGATCGCTTCAATTTCATAGTTCAGAACACGCCAGCCGCGATCAGGGTCTGCCGGATTAAGGATCAGAGGTTGCGCCCCAACTGCTATGCGATCGACTTTAAATCCTGTCCAGATCCGACTCTGAAATGGACGGCTGTCGATTACTTCGTTTTCGTCGTTAATGTCCCATTCCAGAAAATCTTGCCCCTGGTCTTCAAAAAAGATTGTTTTCACTTTCCACCTCGCGTGCTGCGCACGTCGGTTAAATATTGGTGGCATATCCGGGTGTTGTATTTGCCAACACTGATACGGTTATGGCACGCCCTCGGCTTGGTCTTTTGTTCAATTCTTACTGGCCCACAATGCGGGCATTTAGCGATCCAGATCACGTTTTCTCTCCTAAGAAATAGAGCTTTCCGCGCCAGCGGTTCAGACGGTAAATACGTCTGTTTTCAAAAACGGTAATTCGGGTTCCGAACATGGTTGCCATCCACAGTGTTAGCGGGTGCGCTTGCAGCGTATTAATGGCAGATTTAGCAATGCTTTCATGGTTCACGGTGGCCCCCTGACTCTTTTTGCCTGATTAAATTGCTCGTCTAATAGCGTGACTACGCCGCCGCACGCAGGCGGGTTTTGGCGGCGCAGGGCTTTGCTGGTTTTTCTGAATGGCGCAGGGATTTAGGGTGGGAGTCAGCGCCACTTCCTGCGGCGCTAACGTCCCCAGCGGCGGGTGCTGCTGTGTTCGGTTTTGAGTGACTAAACAGGGTGCGGGTCGTCAGTACGACCAGGCATTGCAAAATACACAGTGCGAGCATTTGCATGGCCAGCGGCAGGTACAGGCTAAGTGCCGCCGGAGCTGCTGTTGCTGATTCATTCTGCAGGCGAGCCAGATTGTCACGGGCCTGTGTCAGTTGTTGCTGGGTATTGGCAATTAATTCATACCAGCCCGCACGGGTCTGACTGTTGGCGTTGTACATGGCCAGCGACGCCTCCAGAGAGGCAATGCGTTCACGGGCAGCCTGTGTACGCTGCGGCAAAGTTGTGGTGGCTTGTTCTGCTGAGCGTTGCTGATCTAATACCGGTTCTGCCAGGTCGTACAGTGGTGCGATTAACGCCAGCGCTGTTGCGAATACTGCAATGCCGTTGCGTAAGCCGTTTTTGGCCGACCACAGCCAGATTGCACCAGCCTCAATCACCAGACTCCACAGCCAGCCAGTGGCCTGGTCGTACTGCATCCACCAGTTCATGGCGTGGTTTTGCAGCAACACCACCGCCCCAATCAATAACACCAGTGCCGGCACATTTTTAAAAAGCGCTTTAATCAGTGGCATAAGGTTTCCTCCCATTGCAGCACACAGGTTTCCCACATGGCGCGAACCTGTTTTTTACCGGCGGCAGACATTGTGGCAATGACCCGCACACCCGGCACACCGCTGGCGTTGCTTGTTTCCAGTGTGACTCGCTGACCGTCTGCGATGCTGATTGCGGAAACAGCTACTGCATGATTCATCAGGATTTTCATTGCGTCGCTGGCCTGAGCCAGCCCACAGGCAACCTGGTAATTGCATTGATCTGCATACTTACTCATGGGTGAACCTCCCACTCAATCCGGCAATCGTTCAGGTTGGCCTGGTGGCGGTTCACGGGGCCTGTCGGTGTGCCACGGCGTGCAAACTGCACGCCCTTTAATTTACGAACAGCCGCGCAGGGCTGAACATTAATTACCGGGCGTGCGCGGTTAATGTCGATTTCGATTACGGCCACTCCCAGAGCCGAAAGCCTGCCGATTGCCGCCGCAACCGCCATCAGACGGTCGGCATAAATGGAATTAATCTGAGCCATATCACACCGCCTTAATTACGTCGGCGGTAACGCGTGGTGCGCCAATATCGGCGGCCATATTCATGGCGGCAATCAACTGGTTACCGATCGCAAGCGGATACAGCAGGCTGATGGCACGGCTGGCTTTATCGCGTGCTGGTACGGTCAGTTTTGCGCGTAAGGCATCGATAGCGGCAGGTTCAATAATGTCGCTCAGCTGCTTGCCCGCCGCCTGCAGGCGGTGTTGCAGATAGCCTTCCAGGTGGTTGTCCATCGGGTCGAGGGTGATCAGCTCAATGCGCTGCACTACTTCGCGGACTTCGCTGCGGTTTTCGGCCAACTTCTGGGCCAACTCTGTCTGGCCAATCAGCACAATGCTGAGCAGGCGGTTAAAGCCATCTTCCAGTTCGTAGAAACGTTTCAGATGCTTCAGGGTTGGAATGCTCAGGCCGTGGGCTTCCTCGATGATCAGCACATGACGGTTGCCAGCGCGGCGCGACTCTCGCAACACGCGGTGCAGTTGGGCATAGCGGGCTTCGGCGGTCTGGCAGATGCGGGCTTGTGGATCGACGGTGCGAATAATGGCGGCGGCAATGTCGGTGGCCTTCAGGGTTTTGCCTTTGTTGTCGTTGTCTTCAAGCCCCAGCACATAGGGTTCAATAACGATGATGGGCAGGCTTTCACGGTTGATGCGATCCAGCAGGTCACGGCGCAGTGTGCTTTTACCCGCGCCGGATTCACCGCACACGGCGATGAAGCGCTCGCTGTTAATGGTTTGTGCCAGGGCGGCACGCACGTAGCGCACGTCTGGGGTGTCGTATACCTGGGCAGCGTCGGTCAGCTCACCGAATGGGTCGGCAAATAACTGAAAGTGCTTTTTAGTGAGTGGATACAAAGGTTGTTTACGCAGTAACATATCGTTCTCCTTGGGTGATTCCGCGCTTCCTTTTTCGTTGTGGGGCGCATTGTCGTTGGTGGCAGGGTCAAACAGGGATGCCAGCGTTGGCGCGCTGGCACCTCTTTCCTGCAGCAGCCTGGTAATACGCTGCTGCAGCTCTTTCTTGTCACGGCTGGCTGGCCAGTGTCCGTGGTTACAGATAACGCTCATGGCGGAGCGGCCAATGCCTACATGGGCGGCCAGCTCTTGCCGGGTGATGTTTAACGCTTCAAGAGCGGCGTTCAGCTTCAGCATGCGCTGCCTCCTTTAATGGCTTTGCTATCGCTATTCCACTCCTGTGCAAGCTCACTGATGGCCGACTCTGGCACGCCATCGGGGAAACGGCGGGTGATTTCGGCATAGTGGGCTGGTGTCCATTCGGTCTGTTGTTTGAGCTGCAGAGCCGCTTCTGCATGGGTCAGCATGCGGTCTGCAATACGGCTGTCTTTTGTTGCTGGGTGTGCGACACCACGGCGCGGCAACACAGCAACGTCGGGCAAATTCTCCATGTGTTTGTATGGGTCGATACGGCCACCGAACGGTACGGTTTTGGCTTTGGCTGCCTGCTCCGCTTGTTCGTCGGTGTCTACCTCATAGATGCGGCGCTGAATGGCCTTGCGGTTGGTGTCCAGCTCGGTGTCAGCCATGGGTTTGAATTCGCGGCCAATGAGTGGCGCGTCGGCTTCAAAGCCGTGTTCGTCTTTCTCAACCTTCCGGATCGGCTGCAGCAGTTCCTGACCATCCACCCAGGTGGCGACATAGGCGGTATCCGGTTGCAGCGGATTGACGGTGATGGCCAGCTTTTCACCGATGCGAACACCGTGAATACCGGATACGTCGTACAGGTTGCCTTTAAACGACACGCGCAGATCGTCACGTACTTTCTTCTCTTCCGGTTCACGGGTTAGCAGTTCGCGGGCTAAATCCACATCGACAATACGCAGCTGGAACTGGGTGATTTCCATCCAGACATTCAGACGGGTTTTTCCGTGGCGGCTGTGCTTTTGTGTTGAGTTGTACCAGCGGCAGAACTGGCGGGCTTTTTCGTTAATCCAGTCGATATTCGGGACGTGAGCAAACTTAAAGCCGACCTCGAACTTGGTTTCGACAATGTTGTGGTGAACCTCGACCTGGCCGGTGGCGCGGGCGTTGCCCACCGAGTGAACAACCGGGTTAATGCTCAGGGCGCGCAGGAAGCGTTTAAAGGTTTTGGTCGCGGCTGAACCCGGATCGTAGTACAGATAAAAGGGTACGCCGTACAGGGCTTCGCCTTGTTTTTCGCGCATGGCTTCCAGCAGGCTTTCGCCCAGGTTGGCAATGCTTTCGCCACCGGCTACGTACCAGCAGAAAACAGCGCCGCTGGTGTGGTCGGTAATCACATAGCGCGTGAGGCGCTGGCGTTTGATTTTTTCAAAATTGCCGGGTTTATTTTTGTAGAACTCTCCGGGGGCCATGTCTTTCAGGCCGTCTTCCGGCACATAGAATAATGTGCTGATAGAGGCGTCGATTTCCCACACGTCATTCGGATGAGCGCTGCGCTGCTGACGGCTGGGTGCCGGGCGGCGCAGCTGATCAGGGTGCAGGCCGTACTGGCGCAAGGCTCTGGCAACCGCGTTCTCGGACAGTGGGA